CGTTTGCTATGTAATCAATAGATTGTGTTTGTGGTACGTTACGTCTTAATACAACTGTCTCTGTTGCTGATGGAATATTACCTGCTGTAAATATAACTGAACCACCGCCAGATGCACCAACGCCTGTAATTGTATAATGCGTTGTAATAGTTTTTGTAGTTTCTATTCCAGTTGAGGATCTAATAATTACTTGTAAATCTGATTCAGCAAATATTTTAAAGGTATAGCTAAATGTTGTGGTTGATCCATCACCAGAATAACTATTTTTAACTGTGGTTGATGATATTGTCATAGTTAAAAACCTTTAAATAATACAGATGGTTTAGTCAATAAAAACTCTTGTCCAGTATCTTTTTTCATTTTTCTTTCCATTTTTCTAAGATAACCAGGTGATAGTGTTTCCATAATTTGATAACCGATTGCATAATCAAATGCTGTTTTTAAATAAAATAAATTTAAAAAAGGAATATTACCAACAACAGATTTATATGCTTGTCTTAATGCTGGATCTTTTTCTCCTCTAATTCCATATTTAATTGCCTGTACAGCATTAAGTGCTTCAGTAGCAAATGGTCCAGCAACTGTTGCCATAACTTCAGCTCCTGTTCTTGTTTTAGAAAATAAGAAATCACCATATATACCTAATCCACCACCTTGTAACATTGCTGCATAAAATGTATCTAATTTAGTAGGATCTTTTGGAGATTTACCTCTCAATAAATCTTTTGCTGTCATTGATATATAACCAAATATTCCAGCACCTACTACTAGACTTGCCATACCAAATACACCTTTTGCATATTGTCCATCTTTAATAAAAGACATTTCTCTTCCAAATGCTTTTTGTAAAATAGCCAAAGGAAATGCTTTAAATTGAAAAAAGAATCTCATAGCCTCACCCATTCCAGTTCCTGCCATTTTTCCTTGTTTCATAAAAGCTCTTGTTCTAGCATCAGGTTCAATAACTGCATAAGTAGATCTATCTAAAAACATTCCTGATACTTTTGCTTTTAACGTATCTCTGTATAAATCAATTTGTCTTTGTGTTGCTTTTTTCATATTCATTAAATCTAATATTTGTTCTTTAGATAAATTATCTATATTTCTAACAGAGAAAAATTCTTTACCATCTCCAGCTTTTTCAACATCTAATTTTCTAATTGTATTCCATAATTTTTCATCAATACCAAAATGACTTATTAATCTTTTAAATTCTGGTTCTAGATTTGCAAAAACAATATTTCTTTGTTTTGCAACAAAGTTACTCATACCAAGCATAGCTCCTTCTTTTAAAGTATTAGTCCACCAGTTAAGTAAATTTAATTTAAAAAATGTTCTTTGTATTTTTGTAAAATTTCTACTTAAATTATCTCCAACAGAATATCTTGCGGCTAAATCATAAATAAGATTATCAGCCATAAATCCTAATTGTTCTGCTATTTCTCTTTTTTTTGCTGTGTTTTTAATTTTAGCTAAGTTACCCATTGCCTCAGCAACTCCACCTAAATAAGTTCTACCTTGATATGATAATTCTTTTGCATATAAATGAATATCAGCCATAGCAGAAACAACTGCTCCTCCAAGTTTAGCCATTGATAATATAGATCTAGTAATAGCAGACCATTTAGCAGCACTAAAATTTGAAATAGTATTTACAGATCCATCTATTTCTGCAAATTGATAATTATATATATCTTCATTTTTACCAATTTGATCTACATATTTTAATTTATTTTGTTTTGTTAATTGTTTGGCAATAGAACTTTTTATTAATTGAAAATTTTGTTTTGGTTTAGTTCCAAGAGTTGTAATCATTCCAATATTTCTTCCTGCATTATTTAATCCAAAAAAGAATGATTCTCTTAAATTACCAGAGCCAAATTTAGAATTATAATCAAACCAATCGTCAGATGTATTAAAGTGTAATACTCTTTTAGCAGCAAGTTTAGTTGTAACATCTCTAGATCCAAAAACACCAAACGATCCTTCTGCAAGAACATGATTGTTTTTTACTAACGAGTTCCATACAAAAGCTAAAAATTCATCTTTATTATCAACTCCATCAAATGTTCTTTCTGCTAATTTTGGTTTTATATATTCTTTCCAAGCATTAAAATTTCTATCAACACCACCAGTATATTCTGCAACATTTTTATTATCTTTTAATTTTAAAACATCCGCAGCATTTCTAATTTGCATTGGATCATGCGTTTGTCTTACAATCCAACCAGGTAATTTATCTATATTAGCACCAAGGTTATTTAATTTCTTTCTAACAGATTCAGAAAAATCAGACATAATTTTAGCAAGATCAATTATTTCTTTTACTGTTTCTGTTACCTTTTTTCCTTCACCAAGTTGCCAAATAGTTCTTGATACTCTTCTGTCTATATCTTCATTTGCAGTAGCAAAAAATTCAACTAAATTATTTTGTCTTAGTTTTTCTTGAAAAGCACTAACTAACATTCTGTATTCAGAAAGTTGAGCAAGAGCAACAGAAGCACGAGATCCTACTTTTTGTAAATCACTACCAACTAATATAGCTGTTAATCCTTCAGCAGGATTATCTGGAAACTCTCTCAAAACATATTCAACTGTATTTCTAATTCTAATTTCATCTTCTAAAGCATTTCTTTGTTTTATTTTTTTTGCTATTTGTTGTTCTTTTAAAATTTTATTAGCAACTTGTTCTGATAATTCATTATCTAAATTATCTAATCTAACTTCTTTTTGAGCATCTTTAATACTTTGAATAATATCTTCTGCTTTTGCAGATGAAATTGATGATTGTTTTAATGTTTTTTCAAGTCTATCTATACATCTATCTTTTGCCATAACTACCTTCCATTAACGCAATTAATACTATCTTTAATTGCATCTTTTAATTCTTTTTCTTTAGCAACAACTTCTTGACTTTCGGTTCTTGCTTGTTTTAATTCTGCACTTTCTTCAATTTCTAAATCTTTTTGTCTTTCTTTTATAATATTTAACTCATCTTCTATTGATCTATTTTCTAAATCTAAATTTCTTTGATCAATATCTTTTTGTCTTAATACATCCTCTACTTTAATTATGTCTAATTCATCTTCTTTTTTAAAAACTCTTGTTCCTTTATTATCTTCAGTAACAACTCTTTCTGTTGTGCCAATATTTTCATCTACAATTCTTGTAGTATTAACTCTTTCATTAACTGATACAGCATCATTAATTTGAGCTTCTCTAAGTTTAGGATCTAGATCGGCAATAGGTTTAACATTAACAGGATTATCTTCTATTAAATCTGCTAAAGCTCTAGCTAATAATAATCTTCTAGTTTCTGGATCTGTTTCAGCAAGTTCTTTCATAATTCTAGATGTTTCTGGATAATATTCTTTATATAAATTAACAGCTACATCTTCACCATCTGTAATACCTGCTGCATTTCTAGCAGCCTCAACTCTATCCTCAAATGCTCTACGAGTTCTAAAATCTTTTAATGCACCTGCTCCAATATGTAATCCACCTCCAATAATAGAACCAAAGGTAACATTTAAAAAACTATCCATTAATCCATAATCAGCTTGTTCTGCTGTTGCTGTTGTTAATACTATTGGCTCAACTGCCGCAGCACCGACTGCTCCTTCAACAACACCTCTAATACCTCTTGCTTTTGTTAATCCTTGTCGTGCAACTAAAGATGCAAATCTAGCTTCACCAACAACAGGTATAAATGCTGATGCTATATTAATAGGATCTGCAAGACTAACAGTTAATGATGTAGCAAGTTTTGCACCACCAGTATAAAAACCAGAATTAAAAGGATTAAAAGAACCTTCTGGACCACGAGCAATAATACTTTGTCTTTCTCTTTCTAAAGTTTTTCTATTAACTAAAATATCAACTGTAGATTGTTTTTCATCTTGATCAAAAAATAAATCTAAATTAGAATATTTTTTATTTAATTCATCTCTTGATATTAATGGTTCATTAGTATCTTCATTTCTATTTCCTTCTAATTCAAAAAAACGAATAGCAGATGGAAGTGGATTAAAATTCCAAGCATCCTTTGCAACTGCACCTAATGTTTCACCTAATGTTGATTTATATAAATCATATCCATTGGTTTTTGCATTTTCATTAATATCTAAACCAAAGCTAATATTAGCCATATTATCTACTAAATAAACTTATTAATGGTTCACTCTTTAATATTTTTTTTCTTTGATCTGCAGTAATTTTTTTAAAATCAATATTTTCATTTGTTGTTGGTAATTTAAAAGAAGAATCATCAAAATTCATTTTAATTAATTCGCCTTTTTTATTTTCAATTAAACCAATAGATCCATCAGATAATGTTACAGCTAATACAATACCATTGCCATCTGCTGTATTTACCCACATACCATTTTTTTGTATTTGAACTTTTATTGCTTTATTTAATTCATCGTCAGTAATTTTTTCATTTCCTGATTTAAAAGGTGCAATATCTAATTTATCAATATAAAATTCTTTTATTATATTTGCTTTTCTTTCAATATGTTGTCTTTGTGAATCTGAAAGACGATCATTGTTATAAATTTTAGGAATAAAATAAGTATCTTTTAAATCAAAATTATTAGTAATATAACCAGTTGCTTCACTAACAGCTTTTGATGAATCTTTACCTGCAAAGATTTTATTAGCAGCAATATAAGTAACAACTTCTTGTATATCAGATATTTCTTTTAATGCTTTTTCTGTATTAAATGGATTTGATTTTACTATAATTTCTTGAAATTTAGATAATTCTGTAGCAACATCTTTTCTTAATTCATCTTTACTAATTTTATCGCTGTCTTTTAAGAATTGATCTAATCTTTTTCTTTCTTCTTTAGAATCAACGCTTGTTGCTTGAATGGCAAAATTTTGATCATTCAAATAAGAAACAAGTTTAGCAGTAATTGGTAATTCATTTTCACTTAATTGAGTTAATAATCTTCCATAATTATCACCATATTGATTTTCTAAAACTTGAAGATAAGCAATTTTTTCTTGTGGTTTTTTACTATTATATTCTTGAACTGTAGCAACAGCATTTGCTTTTGGAAGAACTTTTATATTATCAGAATATATGCCAATAGATTCTTGTGCATCAACAACACTAGAAATATATTTTTTAAACTTTCTGTCTTTAATTGTTGGATCTTGTTCTTGTTGATAATCATTAAAATTATTTTTAACAACAGGATTATATCCTATAACTAAACTAGCTGGATCTTCTTTAGCTAATTTTGCTTTTTGACTAGCAGTATTAACTAAATCTTGTTTTAATTTTAAATCAAATGCAGCAGATTCTGGTCTAATTTCAAAAGATTCAATGATTTTAGTTTCATCACCAAGTTTAGAATTATAAATTTGTTTTTTAAAATCTTTTGTTTTTATAATACCTGTTTCTTTTTCAATAAAATCTGAATAATATTGATTACCCATAATGTCTTTGACAGCTTTTTTATCAATTTGTATTGGATTATCTGTTTCAAGAGTTGCTAAATAATTAATAGCATTATCTTTAATAACTGGTTTAGCATCAGAAATGGCTTCCGCTTCTAATCTCAATCTATCTTCACCAAGAATATCTGGGTAATTTTTTATATCTTTAATTCTTTGTGCTGCTTCAACAGGATTAAGATTCAAATCTTTTTTAAATTCTAATTTTTGAACTGTGCTTGGTATATTTCTTACTTTTTTAAAATAAGTGTCTTGATCAATAATTAAATCATTTCTTTGTGATTCATAAAGAACACCAAGATCAGAATATAAAGTTTCTTTTTGAAGTTGATTATCAGAATATAATCCATTAGTAATCATTCTTTTTTCTTTTAATTCATCTTGATTAACTCTATCTTGAATTAAATTTTCTCTATTTTTTGTAACAATAGTTGATAAATATTTTTTTTCTTCTGTTAAATAATTATTAATAAATAAATTTTTAACAGATGGACTTGATGCTTCATTTGCATATTTTTCTCTAATTATTTTTGAATATTCTAAAAATAAATTTGAACTACCTATCGGATCTGAGGATTTAGAAAGTCTTGATTTTGTTTCTTCTAATTCAATAGATGCTCTATTTTCTAATTCTAGTGCTTTAGTTTTATCAACTACCGCTTGTTCTTTTGTATAATAATCAGTTAATGATTTTATTACAGGTTCAAATGCTGCAACTGTGCTTCCAACTCCAGAAATAGGAACTTGAAAAGAAGTTTTAATACTAGCAGCTTCAGCAGTCGGCGTTCCTTGAGCTGTAAATGTAGGTATCTTTGGCATTAGAATGATCCTGAATATCCTGTTGGATTAGAATAGTATTGAGTATATGAACTAGCACCATCTAATGTTTTTGCTCCACCAAGTAAACTTGATCCAGCTCCTGACTGTGCAAAAAAAGCTGCACCTTTAAATAAAGTTCCCATTGCTGCCGTTTTTCCAGCTTGTCTAGCAACATTTCCTTGTATTCTGTAAAAGTTAGCTTCTTCAAATTTTCTTGCTTTTGCTACATTACCTTCATATTGAATAACATCTCTTTGTATTTCTGCTTCTTCAGCATTTCTCATTGCAATTCTAAGAGAAGTTCCTGTATCTTGTGATACTCCAGCCTTGGCTGTTGATACTCTAGTTTTTCCTACAAACCTATCATAATCTTTTTCAAATTGACCAAGTTGAAATTCTGTTCTTTTATCTATTGCACCAGCTTCTTGTTCTGCTATTTGTGCATTACGATTTTGTATAGCTTGATTATATTTACCAGCAGCATTTTGTTGTTGTGCTTGTATAATTGAAGTTCCTAAAACAATATATGGTATAGTTTGCATTAGTAAATCCTCGCAAATCTATAATGATCTGTGTCATCAAAACCATAATGCTTCATTAAACCTTCATTAGTAAATCCTAACCACTTAGCAAATCTAATTCCAATTCCAAAGTCAGCTCGTACTGCTGTTTGTAATCTTTTAATTTTATTAGATGTTGCTAGATAATCTATGTTTTGCT